TTTAATACATAAGTTGTAAGTTCACTTAGATAGAATCTATCTCCAAAGTCCCAGTTGTTTACATCAAAGAATTGATTCATTGCATTTACAACTCTTACTTTTAAATCGTTATTGTTAACATTCTTATTAGGATTCTTAACAACTTTAAACTGAGCTTGTAATTTGATATCAGCATTGCTACCAAATAAAACTTTATACTTTACTGGATGATAAACTACTTCGTCACTAATTGACTTAATAGAGTTTAGTCCTGTTCCAAATGTTACTCTAAGTTCGTCATTTGTTGGAGCAGCTGGCTCTGTTGTACGAGCACCTGCTAGATAATTTCTAAATTCTGTATCATAGGACCTAGTTAAAAGATAAAGATCAATAATGTTTGTTACACTAGGATCAATTCTTCTGTCCTCACTAGCTGAATGTGTGTATTGGAATTTAATGTTGTCTCTACCAATATTTGCTCTGTATGTACTTTCTAGTACAAGTGTGTTTGTTGTTCTGTCAACCCTTTTAACTCTATTTTCTGCACTATCATAAAAATAAATTAATTGTCCGTCGGTATAGTTATTAACGTTAACCAATGATTCTTTTTCAATAACTAAAATAGGAGTTACTTTTGTGTCAACTAGATTATAAACAGTTGTACCATAGTCGTCTTTTTGTGCTTTAAAGAAAAGGAATTTTAAATCAAGATCTTCACCAACCACATTAACAAATGATTCTGGATTGTCAATAACACCGTCTGCATCAGAATCTCTAAATCCTAATCTAATTTCTTTAGTACTTTCATATCCGTCATCAAATTTAATTACGTCTGCAACTTCGAATGGATAATCTTGTACTAGAGACCCTGTACCAACATTTTTACTATTAATACCTAAAACACTTACAACATCTTTTTCAACTTTACCAGTTAGACTGTTGTATGCTTTTTCGCTTTTGTCAAAGTAAAATCTGTTTTGTTTTTTACTACCAAATACATAGTTAAGTGTACGTGTTCTTACAACGTATTGATCATTATCTTTTACGAATGCCATGATCCATGAACTATCTAGGTTTTCGTTGGTTACATCACCTGTTTTACCTAAACTAAAAGGTGCTGTTAAGTTTAAGTTTTGATTTTGAATAATTTTCCAGCTTGATTCTTTATCGTCATATCTTAAACCAAAGTTTAAATTTGCAAATGCTTGGTTAACCATTGAAGATTCAAGTGCGTCTGAAAGATCTGTTACAAACTTAGGAACAATTCTTGAAGCAATTGCGCCAGAAGGAACATTATCGTTAAACACAATAGGGCCAATGCCTTTTGCGTTAGCACCAGTACCTGCGTTTGTACCATCACCCGCAACACTAATAATCTTTGTCCATATGGAACTTGTTTGTGAAGAATCTGTATCATCTGTTGTTACTAGCAATCCGTCTTTGAATGACTGGCCTGCTGGAGCAGTAAATTTAACATTTGCCCCTGGAGAAATATATTTTAAGTTATTTGTAGAATATGTTCCTACCTTGAGCAACGATAAGTCAACTTTGTTTGTAAAGTAACCTGTACCTTCATTTACATTATTTGTAGATGCATTCCACACAATGTTATCACTTGTAAACAAAATCTTGTCATATTTTGTAAAATAGAAATTATAAACATCTGTTTCTGTAAACACACCTTCTACTTTTTGTTTAATAAAATTAATAATATCTGATCTATTTGAGAATTTGAAAGAAAGAGATTGTTCATCTTCTTCTTTATACATATATCCGTCTGTGCCAAATACATTAACTGAACTATACTTTCCACTTGCATCAATAAGATCAAAGTTACGTGACAATCCACTTGATGTTCTATTTGATGCTTTTACTTTTAAAATATTTTGTGATGCTGTTAAAGGTGCAAGGTTGTAGTCCTCGCCTGTAATCATTCTATTTTGTGTATAATAATTTGCAGGTGCATTCCTTTTAATAGATGCAACTGATTCTGTAGGTGTTGCTGTCGAAACTGTGGACTGTAAAGCCATTCCAATTGTTAACTGATGTGCAATACCTGCTTGATTAATATAATCAACTGTGATGTTGACATTTTTCATTTCATTTGGAGAAATTGTATAACTTAATCCATTGCTAACTCTATAGTAAGTTCTAAAAGATCCTTTAGGTAAGTTACCGTATACGCCATCAGCAAAAATCAAATCAATCATATCGTTCTGTTTAGTTTCAACACCGTAAATATTTCTAATGTCTCCTGCTAAACTATTGTAAGCAATATTGTTTCCTGTGAGGCTTGAAACTTTTGTCCACTCTTGAGCTTGGCTTCCGTTGGAAAGTAATTCGAACAACCAAACATCATCGTTGTTAATTCCTTTTGCATCAACCGCAACTTTTTCATTTGTTGATGGTGCATCAATTGTAAAGTCAGCTAACTCCAATGAACCCTGTTTGAAGTGCATAAAAAATCCTGTGTTAGGACTTGCCGGACCTTTGTTGTCTTGTCTGTAAAGAAATCCTAACTGGTTACCAGGTGTAGGTGCTTCTTCGTAAATTTCTTCTGCATTTTTAAATGTTGTACTTAAAATTTCAAAAATCATTTGTCTACCTGCAACATTTTTATTAAAAGTAAACATTGGTACATCAGTACTAGCAGTTCTAAATCTGTACTGTTCTGTCGGAATGCCTTGAATAACATCTGTTCCTTGGCTTCTACCAAACTTTGTGTTATCAGACATAGCAGCATCAAGAAGCAAAACAAACTGTTCTGCCCAGTTCGTATTAGTTGGATCATTCCATTTAACTGTTTGACTTGCTAAATTACGTCCATTACTATCAACTAATTGTTCTGTAGTAGAAACTGATGTAAATTTAAGCAAACCTTTTGCTGGTAAGTTACGCTTTGCATTATAACTAAGCATTTTAGCAATACGCAGTACACTTTCTTTACGTGAAGCAAGTTCAATAAAGTTTTCTCTACTTGCTAAATCAATACGAAAGGATAAACTTTGCCCTAAAAACGCAATAGCATCAATTAGTGCAAGATACTCTGAGCTTTCAATGTAATCGTTAAAATCTTCTGGATAGTTTTCTCTTAGATAAGTGATGATCACACGTCTTAGATTCTCAAAATCGTAAGATTTGAAATCAGCATTAGCGAAAGTCTGGTATATACGAGTCCAGTCTTCGTTAAGTAATAAATTATTTTGTCTTGACGTTGTGCTCATTATTGGTTCCTATGCTGTATTTACCAATGTTTATAATATGCTCAGTTTATAACGGAGTTATTTCTGTCGAAGTTAAACTTCATTCTCTCGCTAACATTGAACGGTATATATGTTACATCGGCTTCGATTCTAATTCCATGCTCAGTGCTGTCAATTCCTACAGCATTAACCTGTATTCTTGGGTCGTAATTAATAATATCTTGTACATCTTTAGCAATCATTTCTTTAACCTGAGGTGTAAATTGCTCAAAGATCATGTCCCAAATAATTGTTCCAAAATTTGGATTTTCTAATTTTTCACCTTTTCTAATATAAAAATGATTAATAATATCCTGCTTAACTAAATCTATGTCATAGAGCTTAAAGTTATTAGCTGATTCCTGTGAACTGAATCCTTTGTAAGCATAAGTTGTTGCACCTACTTGACCCGTTGACGCTTGATTTACTGACACTGTTTTTTGATTATATAACTTAGCCATTTTGTTTCTCCTCTCTATCTGTTGCTAACGGTGTAACAAACTGAGGTGCTTGGTTTTCATGCAGTAACCACGGCTCGTGCATAGGAATACGCCTCATGATAGATGTTATTGTTCCATCTTGCCATTTTGTAGTGGCCCAGTCTTTTAATGGGTTTACTAATGGGTTATCGTATTTAATTAAATCTGTAATTGTTAGTGCTGTGTCAGCCTGTTCTGCTCCTGTTGCTGCTGGACCGTTGAAGTGTATGTTAGGACTTGCTGACATAATAATGTCTCCGCCTGATGCAACTTCTGTATTTTCTCCTGATGTTAGGTGATTATAACCACCTGTAAGTATGTCCCAATTTGCTTGTGTGTCTGATCTATCACCGATTGTTTGGATATCAGTAGTTCCGCCAACAAAGTGTCTGTGGTTTCCGGCAACTGAAATATCTAAGTCCCCAGCAAGAGGAAGATCATCTGCATTTTTGTACATTCTTGTTTCAATTTTTCCGTTAGCACCAATTAATATATTGGTGTTAAATGCACTTTCAATTTGTACTCTACCATTCTCTTGTTCAAGGGCATCTTCAATTTTTGCTTGTTGATGTAAACTGTCGGGTGCTTGGTATTCGGCAGTTGCTTTAATGTTTACGTTACGACCCGCTTCCATATTAATATCTCTATCTGCTTTGATATTAATATCATTCATTGAATGAACACTTATGCTGTCGTTTGCAAACACATCTATTTTACCGTTAGATGTTAACTCAATCCATGCTGTACCTTTTGCATTGCCGATATAAATTAAATCTTCTGAATTATGTAAAAGAAGTTGATGACCTGTTCTTGTTCTAAGCCTTGCATATTCGTTATATGGTAAGTCCAGCAATCCTACACTGGTCTTTGCATCTGATGCTTCAACATATTCGACTGGTCCTGTTTGTGGAGAACTTTTTCTGATATAGCGATCATCACCATCGTCCATAACAAACTGTGTTCCGCCTAATCTTGTAACAGGAATTTCAACACTTAAATTTTCTTTTGTACCACGCCTCATGCGCTTACCGTTTGGACCGTAGTCTAAAGGTCCTGGAGTACTAATACCAAATACTGCATTAGGATTGTTACGCCTACTAGTTGTGGTAGTAACTCCCCTTACATCATCTTCTAATAATCCTTGAAAGAAAAATCTATCTGTTATAGGGTGTACAGGCTTTGGAATTTTTTCAGCGTCAATTTCTTGATCATTTTCTCCATTTATTCGTTTGTTAATTTCGCCAACCGGTAAAGGCATTTTTGTATTATACTTTTTCTTTTCATCATCTGCTAATGCAGCCAAAGATGTTCTGTTATTTGTTTGATCATCACCTCTAGATCCTGTTGGGTCTGTATCAGCTGCACCTATTGCAGGAACCATATGGTTCGCAAATCTTGGAGGAACACAAGCAAACCAATAACCCATTGATGGATTACCTTCTATGAACATTACCATAACTGTTACACCAACATCTGGTGGAACTGCCCACATACCATAACTCTGTTGTGTATCTGTAAATTCTGTCTTGTTATGACCTAATGCTTCGAACGGTGTGTGCCCAAAGAACGGTGATGCATAATTTACAAGATATGTTTGACCGTCAACGTTACCTGCGTTACCTTGCTCTCGCAATAACGAAACTTTTAGTCTACCATTAAATGTAGGATCAAGCACATCAATTACAGTGGCAAGATAAGCGCCAGAGCCCAGTGTGCCTGCTTGGGTATTATATCTGGTTCTACGTTCTATTGCCATTATGTTTTAACTCCGTCGAGTATTTTAGGATCGAAAATTCTAATAGTGTTACCTTCACTATCCTTACTTTCTGTAAATGGTTGAGTTCTATCAATATTAAAGTTAACCAACGTTCCGTTAGATTGTCTTCTCTTTTCAATCAACTTAGGTTTCTTAGGAGTAGACTTAAAGTTGCTGTCACTTGCAGGTAAACTTGCAGCAAATTTTTCTATGCTCTCTAAGTTTATACCAAACCTAGCAAGAGCATTGTTAGCAAATTGCTTTCCTGCTTCTTCTACCTTTTCAACTGTTATTGTTCTGTCAATTTTTGGTGGTGCCACAGACTCTCCTACTTCAGTTTTCTCTTTTTGTGTGCCAGCCGATGTAGTCTGTAAAGCTGCTGTTGACCCTTCTGGAAGTTTTCCACCGTAATCAATTGGCTGCCCTGGCATTCTAACACATTTAAGTTTTTGTGTAAACTGTCCGCCTTTAAATTCACTATCACATCTCAATACTTTATAAACTCCGCTAAAAGGGCTTGGATTTTGATTTGCAAATTCGTAGAGTCCAGTGTCAGTATTTGTATCAACAGGCGTTCTAAAACTAATAAAGATATAAATTTCGCCTCCTGTGTAATTAGCTTCGCCGCCTTGTGTTGTCTGCGAACGTGGAGCTGCTCCATCAATGTGATTTGCTTGGCCGCTTTCAACCATCCAGTATGTGTCGCCAAGTATATCTAAGTCAACTGTAATCAAGTCACCTGAACCATTTTCAACAAACGCTTTTTGAAAATTCTCAGCAACTAATTGTTCAACATTTTTAAATCCGCTGCCACCTTTCTGGGTTTTGTATAAGAGAGACACATCTCGTTTTTGTTTTTTCTTACCTAGGTTAGGTGCTTTTGCTTCTGCAGAGCCTTCTGGTGTAGTTGTAGTTTCTGTTTTGTTAGCGGCTGGTCCGTTAAAGTTTTTACCGACTTCGCTTGAAGAATTAGATTCAGGATTTGGTGCAGACCCAGCAAAGAATAAATTGTTAATCTTAATATCAAATTTAAGTACATCAACGTTTTGTCCTGAATATATGTAGTCGTATCTTTTAGCAATTGTTTTTTGTAATGCTGCTGTATCAACTCCTGCGCCAGGTGCTTTGAAAATACTGTAATGTACAAAATACGGAACAACTCTAAATGTATATTGTTTAGCAAAATCGCCTATTTGAGGATCGTAGTCTAAGAATGCTGTTTGAACATCAATTTTAAACCACTTAATATATCCTTCTGGTGTAAGATTATTATTACCAGCAGTTCCGCTGACAGCATCTTTTGCATACTTTGAACTTAGGATAACCTGTGTAATAACATCAGTTAAGGGCTGTTTTTGTGTAAAGAAAAATTCACGCTGCTTAGGATCTAGTGACATTTTATAACGATCGATACGACCTGTTTCTACGTTGTACTTAGAATCTCCTGCTCTATACATTGCAGAACTTTCCCAGTTAAAGTTACCACCTGAGGTTGAGTCGAAACCAAATACTGCTTTTCCTATGTAATTAGATTCAAAAGATGACTTAGTTGTTTGAGAAGGAGCAGTTGCATTTTTTCCAAATGCTTTAAAACTGTCTGGTGGCGGATTATCTGCGTCAACCGTTGGACTTCCAGCAGGTCCATTAGTAAATGAATCAGATGTTTTTCTAGCACCTGTTATAAAGTCTGTCGACTTTTCAGGAAAATCAATGATGTAAACATCTGGAATTGAATATGCTCCTGATTCTACTAACAATTTTTCATTATCATTAAGTACTTTCTCTAAGCTCTTAGGTCCTGTTTTTAACATTTCTTCAACTGTACCTTGTTCTGGAGCAGTAATTGAAATGTCATTGAATAACATATTAACTGTATCCAAATAACCAGAGTGGTTGTAAGGAAACGCTTGAACCTTATAGTTAGTTCCTGATTCGTTTGTATCAAAAGTAACTTTCTTTAGTTTCATTACAAAGTATTTTGGATTTAATCCTTGGGTGCCTATAGTTTTTTCTTCTGTTCCATCTGCACTAAATCCTACAAAGTCTAAACGCAATACAAACGGAGCATCTAGGTAGTTAGGATATCCTGCTTTAAGTGCAGAAACCTGCAACGACTCTAAAAACAATCCCATACTATATGGTTCAAATATATCAAAGTCAAAGTTAATTGCATTTGTATTACCTGTGTTTTCTGTTGCTGACATCACTGTGGTCATTCTAAAGTTGTCAACAAAATATTCAGGTGCTTTGCCACCTTGGATTGTTGTTCTATACTGGTCACCACGACCAGCAGCGGAAAAAACAATTCCGGACTTAACTGTTATGCCGCCACCGTCAAAATCTTGGCCTGCAAATCCTAAATCGCCTGTTCTATAAGAACTTGGATCATTATACTGCATTGGTGTTAGCACAGCCATTGTCCATAGTGAACTAACTGTTGAAAATTTTTCTAAGGGATTTGCTATTAAATTCGGTGTTTCTGAATCTCTTCTAGGGCTTGGTGTTCCTGGTCCTACTGGTGCAGATTTGCCATCAGCAAAATCATCTGCATTAGCAACTGCGGCATCAACTGTTTTAGTTTTGTCATTTATTACTTGTGCTACTTTGTCTGGAATAGTCAGTGTTATTGCATCAATATCGAAGGTTTGTATTTTGTCTATTAGTTCTGCACTTCCTACAGGAATATTTGATGCTTGAAAAGTATTAGATGAATTGAGTGTTGGTGAGCCGTCCGGCTTTTTTATTTCTGCTGGAACAACAAAACTTTTTCCGTTTATGTTTCTAATTTTTTCACCAGTTCTCAAAGTTCCTTTAAAAGGTTTTAAGTTATTATCTGGTATGCTTGGAGGTCTATTAAAAGCACTCATGCTATATTCCTAAGAACTTTTTTAGATTTGACTTTTTAGGAATGTAAATTGAATTTCCTGCTTTGAAATCGTATATAGGATCTTTGATTGTATCCATGTTTCTTTGTACAAACACCCACCAAAGTTTAGGATCTTCGTAAAGATCAAATGCCAACAAATCGGGTCTATTATTATAGTGTGGTTCAATTGTGTATAATACATCACTCGATGATGCTGGTACAGCTCTAATATTCATTAATTCTAAATACATAGAATTTTGAGGTGTATCTCTATACGGAGAATTATTTTTATAAACAGCCATTAAATAAATCCTCCCATTGTTCCAGTTGATCCTTTAGCATATTGTTCTAATGAAAATTTTCGTAAACTTTCTCTGTTGTAGATAGGCTGTGCTGTAATACTAATATTACTTTTTCTTGGTACCCAGGTTGGTCTCGAACCTTGTGATGGTTCTGTACATCTAATATAGTCAACATCGGTAGGTAGTGTAACTGAGAAGCTTTTAATTACAACTGGAACTCCGTCAAATACGTTTGCACCATACCCATACAGTCTACATATGATAGGTGGATTACCTGCTAGGTTGCCTGTTCCAAAGAACATTTTAGTTGATGCTTTAAAAAATGTTGTTGCTGCAATCCAATACGCAGCCTGTGAACTTGATTCTGCTGTAAAGTCTCCTGAAATTTGTATCTCGTCCACTTGTGAGTTCTTGTAAGCCTGGAAGGGATAATTATTGTGTACAGGATCTATTTGTGAATAATTTGCGGTTGTTGAAAATGTTATTTCTGGCAAGTATGGAAAAACTACTCCTCCAGTGTCTTCTAACATTTCAAATAACGGGTTTGCACCAAAATGTGCAAAGTTGGCATTAATTTTTACTCGCCAATCATTTGGATTCTGAGGATTTAATTTAACCCCGGCGCCTTCGTCAAATTCGAACAGTTCGCCACCAGCAGGGAGATTTGCACCTCTTTTGAGACTTAATAAATTATTTAACACACCAGCCGCTTTGCCAACATTTGCAGCAAAGTCTTGGAAACCAGATGCTAAGTTGCCTCCAATACCTAATTTAGATATTGCAGATGATATTTCAGCTGTGCTTCCTGCTACTTTATTAAGTGTATCAGATGCAGCACCAAATGCTGTTCCAACACTATCAGCTATATTACTTATGGAATTACCACCGACGGCAGATGTTACTGCATTAACGCCGTTACCAAATGCAGCACCGGCTGCATCTAAGGCACTATTCAAATCGCCTGACGCTTGGTTAAGTGATGATCCAATATCGCCGCCTAGTTCCGCAGTTAGTTTATCCAAATCGCTTTTGGCTTGGTCCGAAACCTGTTTGAGATTGGCTTGGTTTTTCTGTTGCTGGTCAACGGCGACCGCAACGCCAGCTACAAGTACGGCTAAAGGTGCTATTTTTGGTAAACTCATTTTGGTTAAATTTCCTTTTAATAATACTATTTATTTCTGTAATAATGTGCTATTATATTACTTATATAACCGGAGAAATTACGTATGACAATTGGGCAACCAAAAAAGATAAAATATCTAACAAACAAGGATTTATTAGCGGAAATACACCGCAGTAAGTCTACTTTCTGTTCTTTTACTGACGATAGCTATGCACAGTACGACATTATCCTGCCATCATTAGACAAAATTAACATTAGAACTATAGCAGAAGCAAAACGCAACCGTGCTGCTAGACTATCTAAACTTGCACATGCTGAAGCAGTTGAAGCCGCAGGTAAAAAGATGCCTGCAAAAGGGTTTGATATAGACTACCGTAAAATGGAAAAAGAAGATTTAATTTTTAGAATTATGACATTTGATCATGTTCCAGAAGAACCGGGTCGTAAGAAAACCGTTAAAAGTGTTGCAGACAAGCACGAAAAAGTAAACTTTCCACCTTTTCAACACTGGAAGTTTGATGACAAAGGAAACTTAATTTGTGTGGGCAAAAGCCATTGGGTTGGTGGTATGGAAAACGGATACTTTGATAAGAAGTGTGGACAGATGACTAACGACCTTGCAAGAATGTTTATGAAATTGTGTGATAGGTACGCAACAAGAGGTAATGTTAGAGGCTATACATACAACGACGAAATGAAAGGTCAAGCAATTTTACAATTAGCACAGATAGGTTTACAGTTTGACGAGTCAAAAAGTAATAACCCATTTGCTTATTATACTGCGGCTGTAACAAATAGTTTTGTTCGTATTATTAATATCGAAAAACGCAACCAAAACATCAGAGATGATATTTTAGAGATGAACGGTATGAATCCTAGTTGGACTAGGCAAAATGCTGATGCACATCCCAACAAACATAAAGATTCCAAAGAAAAGAAAAAGACTTGACAAACTGCCTAAAGTTAGTTACAATAACATAAGGAGTAAAAATGCCGTTATTTAAGAAAGCAGCCTGCTTCACTGATATACACTTTGGTATGAAGGGTGGCAGTAGAACACATAATATGGACTGCGAGGAATTTGTAAAGTGGTTTTGTGATGAAGCAAAAGCCGCTGGTGCAGAAACTTGCATATTTTTAGGAGACTGGCATCATAATCGTGCGACTACAGATGTTAGCACAATGAACTACACAGTTTCTAATCTAGAAAGAATTAACGAAACATTCGAGAAGACTTACTTCATGGTAGGTAACCATGATTTATTTTACAAAGACAAACGTGAAATTAACTCTATTGAGTTTATGCGATTGTTTCCAAACATCATTCCTATTACAGATATTTTTACAGAAGGCGAAGTAACATTACTTCCTTGGTTAGTAGGTGAAGAATGGAAGATGGTGCCTAAAATTAAAAGTAGGTATGTATTTGGACATTTTGAACTTCCTCTGTTTTATATGAATGCTATGGTACAAATGCCTGACCACGGAACACTTCAGGCAGATCATTTTGTAAATCAAGAATATGTGTTTAGCGGACACTTTCATAAAAGACAAACTAAAGGTAATGTAACATACATCGGTAATGCATTTCCACACAACTATGCAGATGCATGGGATGATGAACGCGGCATGATGTTTTTAGATTGGGGTGGAACTCCTGAATATAAAACATGGCCAAAGCAGCCTGTGTTTAGAACATACAAATTAAGTCAACTACTTGAAGATCCTGATTCTAATTTAGGAGAGAATATGCATTGTCGTGTTACAATTGATGTGCCTATTAGTTTTGAAGAAGCAAACTTTATTAGAGAAACTTTCATTCCACAATACAAACTTAGAGAACTAAGTCTTATACCGGAAAAGGTAGAAGTAGAATCAAACGTTGATCCTATTGATCTTACGTTTGAAAGTGTTGACACTATTGTTATGAATCAGATTGAAGCAATTGAAAGTGATACTGTTGACAAACGTATGCTAGTAGAGATATATAGGGACCTCGGACGCAATCAATGATAAAAATTAAAGATTTAACTGTAAAGAATTTTATGAGTGTGGGCAACCAGACTCAAGCAATTAACTTTGACAAAGGTGAATTAACGCTTGTTCTAGGTGAAAACTTAGACCTAGGTGGTGACGATAG